TGTTGGTACTAGCTCACATTATTTAACTATAGAAAATCAAGAGTTTAGTCGTAAATTAACTATTAAAGAAGAAATAAAAGCTTTACAAGAAGAAATAGAAAGAGAAAAAGAAAATTCTACACTTGCTAGATTTTTGCGTAACTTAGAATCAAGAGTATATGCAGAACTATCAAGACAGTTAGTTAATAATCTTTTTGGTGAAACACCATCTAACTCAGGAACAATAACTTTAGAAGGCAACACCATAGAATATACAAGCGATGGCGTAACATTAACACTTAAAATAACGGAACAAGATGGAACAATTACTGAAATTACGATACCTATTGGTACTTTTTTGTTCTAGTTGTTCTATATTTGACCAACTTGAAGATACATACGAACAAAGATTTGAAGCACATAACATTGTAAATATATCTGAATTACAATCAAAAGAACTTGCTGATGTAAAACAACCAATATTAAAACCTGTAGTAGCTGTATATCCAGCAGCATTTACAGACCAAACAGGACAGCGTAAAAGTAATAGTGAGTTTGCTTTATTTAGTACAGCAATAACTCAACAACCAAATGCTTTACTTATACGAGCTTTAAAACACGCAGGTGATGGAAAGTTTTTTACAGTAGTAGAACGAGTAGGATTAGATAATCTTACAAAAGAACGACAGCTTATAAGGTCTGCTAGGGAACAAACTTTATCAGATGAAGAAAAGAAAAAAGCATTAAGACCTTTATTATTTGCAGGAATATTAATTGAAGGTGTTGTAATATCTTATGAAACAAATTTAGCTACAGGTGGTTCTGGTGCAAGATATTTAGGTATTGGTAAAAGCGTACAATATAGAGAAGATAGCGTATCAATAACTTTACGCATGGTATCAGTAGCTACAGGAGAAATTCTAATAGAAGTAATGACTGAAAAAACTATATTTAGTTATGGCAAATCAGAAGATGTATTTCGTTTTATAGAAGCAGGGACAGAACTTGTTGAAATAGAAATGGGTAATTCCAGAAATGAATCAACAACTATAGCTTTAATGAAAGCAATAGAAAGTGCTGTATTAGAAATAATTAATGTCGGTTACGACAGGGGTTTTTGGAAACATGAAGAAATTGAAATTAAAGAAATTAAAATTAATGAGCCTGATTGTGATGCTGAGTGCATCGACAATGTACGGGGCTGATAACGAAATTTTTGTAGACCAGTCTGGTACGGGTGCAAATATAGACCTAGAGCAACTAGGAATTTCTAACATTATTGGTGGTCTTAATTCAACTGCAGGAAATCTTACAGCATTTGATTTAGATGGTAATAGCATGACGCTTGATATTAATATGATTGGAGCAACTAATAAGTTTCTTGGCGATATAAATGCTAATACTTTTACAGGTTTGTATAATTTTACTGGTGGCAGTAATATTTTTACTATACAAACAGACCCAACTAATACTTATAGTTCTGATGGTTCTGACCAAAATGTAGCAGTTACAGGTAGTAGTAATACATTTACTTTAAATCAAGGAACTACTGCAATAGCAGCAAACTTAAATTTAGATTGGATTATTCAAGGTTCTAATAACACAGTAACATCAAACATTAATATTGATGGTGCTACAAACTATATGGATATAGATGGTTCGGACAATGCAGTTACTTATACAGGTACAGGCGTTAATGCTTCAGCAGGTGGCTATTTTTATTTAGACCATACAGGCGGTTCAAGAACTTTTAATATTCAACAACTGAGTACCCAAGACAATGACTGGCTTAAAATTATATCCGTTTCTGGCACTGCTGCTTCTACTGTTTGCGTTATCCAAAACGACCAAGGTACAAGCACAAGCTGTTGATATTGGAGATATATCTGAACTAAATGGTTCAGCACAAATAGTAAGAGACAAACCTTACGAAGCAGATTTAAAGTTTGCAATACAAAGTAATGATGAAGCCATAACAACTGATGGAAGAATGGCTATTACTTTTTTAGATGATTCTATAGTAAAACTAACTGAACATTCACAACTGTTAATAGATGAATATATTTATGACCCTGACCCATCTAAAACAAAAATGGCTCTTACTTTTGGTTTAGGTACAGCTAGATTTATTACAGGCAATCTTAATAAAATAAACAAACAAAATATATCACTTAAAACACCTACTGCAAATATAGCTATTAGAGGAACTGATTTTACAGCTACAGTTGATGAACTAGGGCGTAGCCTTATAATATTACTACCTGATGCTCTAGGGCTTTCTAGTGGCGAAATAGAGGTAGTTACTGCTATGGGTACTGTTTTACTTAACAAACCTTATGAAGCTACTACAGTAAGTGTATTTGAATCAGCACCATCTAAACCAGTTATATTAGATTTAACACTAGATGTTATAGACAATATGTTAATTGTTACTCCACCTAAAGAAGAAGTTACAATAGAAGAAGAAGCTACAAGTACAAAAACAGATAGTGTTTTAGATTTTAATGATTTAGATATAGATTATTTAGCAGAAGATTTTTTAAAAGAAAATAATTTAGAGTTTACAGAACTTGATATTAATTATCTTGATGTAAATTATTTAGAAGATTTGCTTAATGTTCTTGATGCACTAGCTATTACAGAAGAAGAAGACCAATTAGCACAAGCTACTAGCATACAAATAACAGGAACATTATTAGGTAAAGACCCTGATACTCAAATTACAACATTAATAACTGGTAATGTTATTAGTTTAAGAAGACAAGTAAATGAAAGTGTTAGATTAGATTTAGATGGTGGAACTGCTTACACAGTAATATTTATACAAGATGGCATTTCTAATTTAATAAAAGTTAATGGAGGAAGTGATAGCGTTATTACTATTACTCAAAGTGATTAAATGAAGCGACTATTATTACCTATAGTTATAATACTATCTTTACCATTGTTGTTTCAAACTACACCAACAGAAATATTAAAATTAAAAGTATTTGATTTTTTAATACAAACACCACAAGAATCTGAAAACTTTGTCATACTTAATATAACTGAAGAAGATGTAGAACGAGAAGGTGGTTATCCACTACCAAGACAAAGACTTGCTGAAATACAAATAGATTTAATTAATGAAGGTGCTATAGGTGTAGGCTGGGTTATATCTTTTCCACAAGCAGACAGAATGGGTGGCGATGAAATGTTTGCAACAGCACTTAGTTATGCACCATCTGTTATAGCTATGTTTGAAGATAATAAAGGCAGTTATCCTAAATCTATGGGAACAGTTGTTAAAGGTAATGATGTTAATGGTATAGTATCTTTGGGAGTTAAGGAAAACCTGAACACTCTAAAAAATAATACATTACAGGGTTTAGCCATTGCTCCCACTGAAGTTGACCAGCTTGTAAGAAGAATACCTTTACTTGTAAGCACACCTGATAATGAATGGATACCTAGTTTTGGTACACAAATATATAAAGCTTTATTTAATGTCAAAACTTATATTATAAATACTAATGATAATGGTATATCAGAAATATCTATAAGAGGATTACCACCAGTTAAAACAGACAGCCTTGGTCGTAAATGGATTAGTTGGGTTGATACAACACAAACTGATTTACAAGAAATGAAAGTAGCAGGTAAGTTTGTTTTTGTTGGCGTAACTGCTAACGGAGTCATGCCACAAATAGCAACACCTGTAGGTTTGTTAGAACCACATAAAATACAAACAGCACTTGCAGAGTCTATACTAATACAAGATAGTCCTTATATACCTGATTGGTCATTAGCTGCTGAACTAGTAATGTTTATTGTATTTGTTAGTTTAGTTTGGTTTGCACTTCATTTGTTTGGTATTACTTGGGGTATATCTGTTGCTACAGTTTTAATGTTTATTACTGGTAGTTTGGGTTACTACTTTATAAGTAAAGGTATATTAATAGATGTATCTTGGACTTTAATATCAGAATTTATTACAGGTTCTATAGCTTTTTATTTAAGGTTTAGACAACAATATAAATTAAGACAATTAATTAAAAAACAATTTGAACATTATCTTGACCCTAGACAAGTTAAACAATTACAAGATAATCCAGAGTTACTTAAATTAGGTGGAGAAAGAAAGTATTGCACTTTTCTTTTTACTGATGTGCGTGGCTTTACTTCTTTATCAGAACAATTAGAACCAGAAGAAGTTACTGAAATTATGAACAAAGCTCTTACAATACAAGCTGATGCAGTAAAAGAATATGGTGGTATGGTAGATAAATATATAGGAGATGCAATGATGGCTATATTTAATGCACCTATAGATTTACCAAACCATGAAACCGCTGCTGTATTATGTGCTATAGAAATAAAAGAAAAAATGCAACAAGCAAATTTAAATATTGAAATAGGCATAGGTGTTAATAGTGGAAATGCTGTTATAGGTAATATGGGAAGTAATACTAGGTTTGATTATTCTGCTATAGGAGATGCGGTAAATCTTGCAGCTAGACTAGAAAGCTCAACCAAAGAAATTGGTGAAGATATTGTTATAGGCTATAGCACCATTAGTAATAAAAACTTTAATAATGAAATAACATTAAAAGAATTAAAAAGTATTTATGTAAAAGGAAAAGAAAAACCAATAAATATATATACTATAAATTAACATGAATAAACTTAAATTAATTATTAAATGGATTATAAAAAAATTTCAAACACGCTATAAAATAACAGTATCTTTTAATAGAGAGTATGGGGATACTGATGACAAAAGTTATATTTCAAAAAAAATACTTACCCAAAAAGAAAAACATTTAAAATTTAGAACGCTTGATAAAAAATTAATTGAATATAGAAGTTCTACAGGACTAAACTATATTATTGAGGAAGACGAATAATGCAACAAGTACTTATAGGAATTATTATAGTATTAGGATTAGGTGGGTATTGGCTATACAACGAAAATGTAACTTTAAAATCTAACAACATTGCTTTAGAAAATGCTATAGCTACACAAGAAGAAGCAATAGAAAGTTTACAAAATGACTTTGAATTACAAACAACACAGTTAAACGAGCTTAGTATTAAAAGCCAAGCGGCACAAAGAGAATTAAATAGATACACACAGTTTATAAAAGACTATGAACTATCTGCAAAAATACTTGCAGACCCAGTAGAAATGGAAAGGAAAATAAATAATGGTACAAAACATATCATGGAAGACATCGAGAAAATCAGCAATGTTGTTGATGACCTTGATGATGGCTTGCAGTTGCAGTCTGATTCCGACTAAACAAATAGAGGTTACAGCAAAACCACTAGATAGGACAATAGTACAACCTGTTATGCCTAGAGAAATAGATTTAAAAGAACCTATGTGGATTGTTGTTACTCCTGATAATTGGGAAGAACAACTAGCTAGAATAGAAAAACAAGAAGGTGAGTTAGTATTTTTAGCTATGACAATACCTGATTACGAAGTCATGGCTTATAATATGCAAGAACTTAAAAGGTATATAAATGAACTTAAAGAAGTTGTTGTGTATTATAGAAAAGTTACAACCGAAAAAGGG